TACCAATTTAATAACAAAATAAACAAGTCGTCTTTAGTAGATGAAATGATCCGTACAGGGGTCGATGAAGGTACTACGATTTGTCGATTGGGTTGGGAGTACCAAGACAAGCCCATACAGAAAACCATACCCACGTACAGCCTAACGCTAAATCCTGAGTTTGAGCAGGTCTTAATGGAGGTGTTAGCACTACGGGAACAAAACCCTCGTGCCTATAACGATCAGGTTCCTTATGAAGTGCAGCAAGCCGTTATTGCATTTGAAGAAACTGGAGAGGTTTTTGAACCGACAGTAACAGGTCAAGAAGAAATTGATGATGTTGAAGTACTAAAAAACCATCCAACAGTAGACGTATGTAGCTACAAAAATGTCTATATTGATCCTACTTCTAATGGGGATCAATCTAAGATCAAATTCATTATCTATAGCTATGAATCCAGTAAAGGTGAGTTAAATTCTAAAGGGATTTATCAAAATCTTGACAAGATCCAGCTAGAGAACAATAGCGTTGCAAATGATCCTGATCATAGTTCTGACACTACAGATGACTCCATTACTTTTAAAGATGATGCTCGTAAGCAATTTATTGTTTATGAGTATTGGGGCTACCGAGATTTAGAAGGGGATGGAACCTTAACTTCGTTTGTAGCTTCATGGGTTGGGAATGTCTTAATCCAAGTAGATGAAAACCCTTACCCAGATCAAGAATTACCGTTTGTGATAATTCCCTATTTGCCGGTACGAAAATCCTTGTACGGTGAGCCGGATGGTGCATTGCTTGAAGATCAGCAAAGAATTATGGGCGCAGTAACCAGAGGAATTATTGACGTAATTGGTCGATCAGCTAACGGTCAGACAGGTATGCGTCGTGACATGTTGGATGTCACTAATAAGCGTAAGTATGAACGGGGAGAGAACTACGAATTCAATATGAATGTAGATCCTCGTCAAGGGATTCATCAACATCAATGGCCAGAGCTATCAAGCACAGGTCAATGGCTACTACAGCAGCAAAACTTTGATGCAGAGTCTCTCACAGGCGTTAAAGCATTTGCACAAGGCATCAATGGAGATTCTTTAGGTACCACAGCTACCGGAGCAAGAGGAGCAATGGACTCAGCTTCTCAGAGAGAGCTTGGTTTGCTACGACGCTTTGCATACGGGTTTACTGAAATTGGTAGAAAGATCATTTCGATGAACGGCTCATTCTTGTTAGATGAGGAAGTGGTACGAGTAACCAATGAGAAATTCATAAAGATTAGCCGTGATGAACTAGCCGGTAATTTTGATATGAAACTTTCTATCTCAACAGTTGAAGAAGATAACGCCAAAATTGAAAAGCTATCTTTCATGATGCAAACCAATGGACCTAATAAAGATCCAGGCATTGTTCAACTCATTGAAGCTGAACTCTACGATTTACAGAAAATGCCTCACTTGGCTGAAATGGTTCGTAATTACAAACCAGAGCCAGATCCAATGCAGGAGCAATTGCAGATGCTACAACTGCAAAAGTTACAAAAAGAGATTGAATTGCTGGATTCTCAGATCTTTGAAAACCAAGCAGAAGGTCAATTGGATCAAGTCAAAATTGGCACTGAACAGGCCAAAGCCGCTGCACTAAGTGGACAGGTTAGTCAGCAAGCACTGGACTTTATTGAACAGGAGTCAGGTGTTACGCAAGAACGAGAGTTACAAAAGAGCAAAGCTCAATCAGAAGGAAATATCAATCTTGAAGCAGTTAAAGATGGATACAGTCAGCAAAAAGATGAAAGAGATGCAACACGAGATGTAGGAAATAAGTTGTTAGATAAGTACTTAGAAAATTCTGCCCGAACCACAGTATAAAAATATAACACTGAGAGTTTTTAAATGTTAACACCTGAAGAAGCAGCAAGAGCTGGCGCACCTGATAGTCAAGTTATTGAGTTAACTATGGAGAGTGCTAAGGCAAAAGTAGATAAGGCAATGGCAGTTGAACGCCTGCGTAAGAACCCTGATTTTATCAATCTTATTACAGAAGGCTATTTACGTGACGAGGCAGTGCGTTTAGTTCAAAGCAAATCACTGGAAATGAATCGTCTGCCTCAAGATCAGGAATCTATTAACACAGACATTATGGCTATCGGGTCATTCATTAATTATCTAAATACGATTGTGCAGCATGGAGAAATGGCACAAGGCGCTATTGAACAAGCAACTGAAGAGTTTGAAATGGCTCTTGCTGAAGAAGCTGGAGAGGGTAATTAATTATGGCTAAAAAATCACTCAGTAATGAAGATATTGCTGAACTATCCGATGAGGAATTCCTACGGTTAGGTGAATCCAACTTCACGTTAGAAGAAGAAGAAGAAGAAGTCTCTGAGGAAGAGCCAGCAGAAATTGCTGAGACACCCGATGCAGAAGAGTCTGAGGATGAATCGGAACTAGAAGACGATGAGAATCAGGAAGAAGATCCTGATGAGGATGAGCCAGAAGATGAAGCCGAAGATGAAGGTGAATCTAATGAGCAGATTGAAACGAAAGCGAGAGCAGATGAACCGGCTAAAAATGCATTTGCTGAATCCGATAACGCTGATACAGCGAAATCTGATTCTACTAATAGCGCTGATGCTATTGACTACGAATCCATCTACAACCAAATATTTGCTCCCTTTAAGGCAGTCGGAAAAGAGATCACTGTCCAGTCTGTAGATGAAGTTATTGGTTTAATGAAACAAGGTGTTGACTATACAAAAAAGATGGTCGGCATTAAAGAAAGTGCAAAGGTTATAAAGACGCTTTCTGACAATGGGATAGATGAATCGACTCTTAACTTCTTGATTGACCTTAAGAACAGAGATCCTCAAGCTATCAATAAATTGATCCAAGACTCCGGCATTGATCCGCTGGAGTTGGATGAAGAAGATGTAAAGAATTACCGTGCTAAGAATCATGCACCTACTGATGCGTCAATTGAGTTAGACCAAGTTCTGGATAGTATTCGGAACAGTCCAAACTACGATAGAACGTTAAAGGTAGTTGCTGATGATTGGGACGTAGCCAGCCAAAAGATTATTGGCTCTACGCCTCAGATCATTGCCTACATGGAGGCCCAGATAACTCAGGGTCACTATGCAATCATTGAATCTGAGATGCAGAGACAACGAAACGTTGGTGGGTTGCAAGGTTTGAACGATCTACAAGCATATCAGCAGGTAGGGAATGAGCTAAATGCCAAGGGAAGCTTTGACCAAATTAACCAAGCGCAAGTTAATAGGCAACAAAGTAGAACAGCTACAAGAACAATCCAACCCAAGCACGAGAAACTTGAAGATGCAAGCCTGAAGGAACGCCGCAAAAAGGCCGGTGCCTCTAGCGGTTCGTCTAGAACAAAGCAGAAGACAGGAATGGGAGCTAAAGATCTTTCAAAAATGTCTGATGAAGAATTCTCGAAACAATTCAGTCAATCACTTCAAATGTAAATAGGGAAGGAAAATTATTATGGTAGACACACATCGTCAGTATAATGCACCAGAGGGATCTCCCTCGGATATCGGTGCAACTCAATTAAATCCGCACTACTATCAGCGTCAAGCGCTGATTGAGGCGGCTAGAAAGCAGGTCTTTCAAAAGCTTGCTTCTGTCACTGCTATGCCAAAGCATTACGGCAAGCTGATCAAACGCTATCAATATCTTCCGATGCTTGATGATGCAAACATCAATGATCAGGGTATTGATGCAGCAGGCGTAGCCATTGACTCCACAACGTACAATATCTATGTACCCAATCTAGTTAATGCACCTTCTAGTACTGAAGCCGCAGAAGCTTCTTTCACAAAAGCACATGCAGTTGGTGAGTATGTATTTATCACTGACAGTGCTCAGTGGCTAGAGATCACGGCTGCTACTGCCATTGGTTATGACGCATCTACTACTGGTGGTGCTAGTGGTACTGAGCTTAGCGATGCTGCTGTTAAAGCACTCATTGAAGCAGACACTCTTGGTGTTGTAGCAACAGTTGCAGGTGCTTCAATTACGCTTACGCTAAACACTATGCAGTACGCATCTTCTGCTGCTGCAACCATAGTGGCCTCTATTATTCAGGGCGCTCAAATGAGTCAACGCTCTGGTAATTTATATGGCTCTAGCAAAGACATCGGTTCTATCCCAAGCAAAATGCCAACTTTGGGTGAGAACGGTGGACGTGTTAACCGTGTTGGTTTCAAACGTAAAGAGATCCAAGGTACTTTTGAGAAGTTTGGTTTCTTCGATGAGTACTCTCAGGATTCAATTGACTTTGATACTGATTCAGAACTGATGATGCACGTTAGCCGTACTATGATTGACGGTGCTAACGAGATGACTGAGGATCTACTTCAAATTGATCTGCTCAATGGAGCAGGTATTGAGAAGTTCCCAGGCACTGCTACTCAAATCTCTGAAGTTGATGACACAGCAATCACGTATAAAGATTTGCTACGTCTGCACCTAGATCTAAACAACAACCGTACACCGTTGACAACTAAGATGAACACAGGCACACGCCTGATTGATTCTGTCACCATCGATGGCGGTCGTTTCATGTATATCGGTCACGAACTTCAACCTATGTTTGAAGCAATGAAGGATGTTCATGACAATCCTGCGTTTATTCCAATCCGTAAATACGGATCGAATACAAACACAATGGAAGGCGAGATCGGTACTGTAGGTCACTTTCGTCTCGTGGTTAACCCAGAGATGATGAACCACACAGGCGCTGGTGCTAATGCTGATGGAAATACCACTCACTACACCACTAGTGGTGCTTTTGATGTATTCCCCATGCTGGTCATTGGTGATGGGTCGTTTACTACTATTGGTTTTCAAACTGATGGTAAAACCCAAAAGTTCAAAATCATCCATCACAAGCCAGGTGATCAAACAGCCGACAAGACTGATCCGTTCGGTGAGACTGGTTTCATGTCCATCAAATGGTGGTATGGATCAATGATTCTACGCTCTGAGCGCTTAGCAATCATCTGGTCCTCTGGAATACTCTAATCGAGTAATTCAGTAGTAAAAAGAAAGGGGGAGAGAAACACTCTCCTCCTTTTTACTAACCCTGTGTCGAACATCGATTAAATTTTAAATCACGAGAATACTATCTATGAGTACTGTTATATCTGATGTATCTGAAGAAGATGCAGAATTAGCAGCAATTGAACTTGATGCAATGAAAGCCAATGCAGTGTCTCTTGGTTTGAAATTTCATCCCAATATAGGCGTTGAAAATCTAGCAGCACGGATTGCTGAAAAGATTGAAGCCAATAGAAAAGAAGAAGAAGCTAAAGCTGCGGCATTAGCTGCACAGAACGAGGCTATGGGAGCCATCCCTACACCTGTTCGATCAAGATTAAGTTATGAAGCTAAGCGCCGTATTAGTGCTAAAGCCGCCGCATTGAAACTTGTAAGGATACGGATTAGTCCTATGGACCCTATGAAACAACAACATGACGGGGAAATTTTTACTACTGGCAATTCGGTAGTGGGTACCGTTAAAAAGTATGTTCATTTTGGTGTGCTTTGGTATGTCCCACAAATTTTGTTGAACATGCTTAAAGCTAAACGGTACCAAGCCTTTAATGTTCAAAAGCTATCCAACGGAAAAGAAAAGAAAGTGGGCAAGCTAGTACCTGCCTACTCTATAGAAACACTTCCTGATCTTACTCCAGCAGAGCTTGCCGCTTTAGCACAGCGTCAGATTATTGAAAGAAGTATTGATGAAGTTGCTATTTAATTAAGTTTAAAAGATACGGAGCTTAACCGATGACATGTTTAACACTGCCTCAATTAACAACTGTTGCCCTTGATGGCACAGGTGTATTTGACAAGCTCATGGAGGCGGTTGAGCTTCATATCGATCAAGAGTACAAAAGAGATCGAATTAAAGGAGCAGAGTACTCAACGGTATATCTGGCAGCACTCCAAGCTGTTCTTGCTCAATCTGTTGAATGGTTAGTTCAATCAGAGCAAGTATGTCTCCTACGTAAACAAGCTGAACTAATAGATCAGCAAGTATTATCGGCTGTCCAGGAAACAGCCAACTTAGCAAAACAGGGTGAGTTACTTGATGTTCAAATACTGGATATTATTCAAGGCACCTTGCTGAAAGTTGAGCAGACAGCAACTGAAGCTCAGAATGCTTTAAACGCTGTGACTCAGAATCTTGTAATCATTGCTCAAGAATGTAAGTTGAAGGCTGAGTTTGATGTACTGGTTTTACAAAAAGATAAGGTAATTGCTGAAACAGCTTTAATCAATCAAAGACGTTTAACAGAACAGGCACAAACATCCGGTACATCTATCGATGCAAGCTCTGTACTAGGTAAGCAGATTACGCTGTACGAGCGTCAGGCAGATAGCTTCTTACGTGCCGCTGAACAGAAGGCTGCAAGTCTCATGATTGATACGTGGAATTTACGTAGATCAATGGATGTTGCATACCCCGATAGTGATGCTGGTTTAGATAATCCTCGTATTAAAGTTGCCGTAGATAAGTTAATCAACGGAATACCGTGAGAATATTATGTCTTGGCCTTTTGGTGGACGTTGGCGTACTTATGTAGCGACAACGGTACAGCGAGTATTTGAAGAGGAACTTGTTCCTGACATTCCTCGTACTGCCCCTATAAAGGCACTATTTTCAGATCCAAGACAAAGTATTTCTAGAACGATGATTGATGACCTGATAAAAGGTTATGGATTCAAAGTTGATAGAACTTTTCAATGGGCAAAAAATGGAAATTATGTTCTAGGACTCCCTAACCATACGTTCTTGAGTAGCACGGCAGGTTTTAACGAGACGAAGACCATACTTGAGGGCATTCACGGTGGCACGGTGGATATTGAATACCACCATTTCACTGAACTCAAC